GAATAAATGTATCAATAAATGTATATGGTGTCATATTCTCTCTTCGTTTGAGAGAGGTCCAGTGTAATAACCTGTTGGTCTGGTTAGATATACTTTAGGTGAATTGGTCTGCGTTGAAGCAGAACGAGGAGGAAGTGACGCACCACGCGGAGCGTCGGGGTGGCCTAGTCCACCCCTCCCAGAGACAAAATTTACCCCTGAAACCGTCGCGTCAGTTCGGAAGCCCGCAAGTTGTTGTGCGTTTCTGGCCCGCCGAATATCACTATCCAAGTTTGTTTCAACCAATTCTTTAGTAAATTTATTTTGTGTGTCTTGATATAAATTCTGTTGGGAAAAAGCAGCAGCTTGCTGTTCTCTCCCCCAGTTTATATTTCTCTCTTGTTGTTCACGTCCATATTGAAATTCCCGATCTAAACGAGAGGATTGGAAATCGAACATAGATTGTTGTAAATATCTCTGATTGTCAATGTCGTAACCTTGTTTCTTTCTTTGCCAATCCAAATATTCTTTTTGCATATGCATCTGTGCTTTAGTTTGAGCATATTGTCCCAAGCCCTGACCTATGCCAGACAGAGCACCACCGCCGATCATAGCAGCAGCAAATCCTGCATTTGCTATTATAACGTTACTTTCAAACTCACTATCATCGGTTAGAGTTTGTTCATTGCTTGCATAAACTGATTGTATGGTGTTAATCATCAACATCTGAGTAGGAAAACGCAGTGTAGCGTAGAGTGGGGCTTTATCTAAAACTCGCACATACAACATAACTACGTCATCAGCACTAGATAGGTCAACTCTAACAATTATAACAGGTTCACTGTTAATAGCATTACTAATCACGATTTCCACCACCACTGGTCCAAACTCATCACGTAATCGTTCCAACAGTAAGCGCAGGGCTGGTGTATGTACTGTCATCCTCCCCCTGAAAGTGGGGTTGACAGCGTATTGCGGCGTTGGGCTAAAGACCAATTGGCGTAAGCCACGTGGGAGATTCGGTAAAGCGGTAGGATTGTCATAGCCTGATATTTGATTCACTGTAGGGAATCTAATAGTATATGTCTTCATTTGCAAAAATTTCTTTTGTAGATCTTCTGGTATATTCCAGTAGGTCAAACGGTATTGAACGTATTTGTAATAAAATTCGTAAATTCTAAATATTGTTGGTGTGTATGTAACCGTGGTTCCTTGCTTGGTGTCGAATGAGCAAGGCATAGGTTTTTCCACAAAAATTTCATTTGCTTGAGCTGTTTTAAAATTTAGACAAATATCTGTTAATTCTGGGCATACAGGTATCACTTCGTATAAAATACGTGAGCAATCCATGTAAATTGCAGTGGAAGCGTAACTTTCCATAATCGGTAAGAATGAATTGGCTGATGCCTGAGCAAATCCAAACATACTATCGTGTTGAAAATATGCCAAATAACCCTGATCACAAAAAGTATACTTGAAGTAACCACTTATTTCAGCACTTACATCATTAGGTGTAAAAGTTCTATTTTTAATGGTATCTATCGGTTCTAAAGTTTTAATATAATTCAGATCTGTCAGTTTATCCCCTTCCAAATGAATGAATATATAGTCACAAAAAGTTAAACCTAAAACATTTCCGAGGCTTGCTCCCCGCAATCTTTGTGAAAGACGCGGGGTTAAAAGTTTAAAGTATACCCTTTAGTAGCATCAAACTTAACTGAAGCCTGCGGGTCAGCTAATACAAAAGGCTTTATAGATGGATTGAAAAGTAAATCTTTCTCATCACATAACTTAGAAAAGAATGTGAGAAACGTGCTCTTCTTTTCTGTAAACACAGAGGTGGCCGGTGTTTCACAATAAACTACAACATGTGGCATATCGTCCGTTGTAACTGTTGTCTTTTTAGAGTCACGTTGTATAGTCCGATAAAAACTTGATTGTCTTGCGTCTGTCATAACTATGGTGTGCGACCATTCTGAAGAGACACCAGTAGTAAAGAATGCGTACTTAGTAGCCTGATCTATTTGTATAGTTTCTCCTGCTATTTTGCTTGGAACCCAAGCCACACCAATACTACATTGCATACCTGGATTGCCTGGACATGTAATCTTGACCATCCAATCCCCTGTCATCCTACCATGCAACAACACGAGGTTCTGTATGTAAGCATTCGCAAACTCATTGCTTACAGGATCATACGGGATTTGAGCCAATATTGAACCTGCAGCCTTTCCATCACTGATCTGTACTTGTTTATTACATCCAACAAACTGATTATAAGCTAGGTCACTAATATTAAAAGTAATCCCACCTGCTTTTAACCATGAATTATTGGGTGCAGATCTGTTCATAACAATAGGTTGGTACATTGCTTTGTCTGAGTCCATCACGGAAGTGACGGGCATTTTACCAGGCGTTCCACTATCTTCTTCTCCCACAATAGGAATGTCGCGAGTTGCGTTAGCAACCAGTTCTCCATCTTCGTCGGAGTAGGTCTTTTCGTCAATGTCCCTTAGAACATATTGAGATGTGCTTGCGTGCACATCATACGTAACTTCTTTGGTTTTGGTGTCATATGTTACACCGGGGTAGCGCGCGTAACACGCCGCCGCTGTTTTCCGACCAAGTCTTTCGATAATAGGTGATAAAACGTAGCAATTACCATTACGGTAGAAGCGAATGTACCCACCAATTTCTTCCACATTATTAATACCAAGTCGCGAAGCGACAATGATAACATATTTCTTACCGTCCGATAAAGACTTCGCTGCTTTGAGGTGAGCTTCCATGGTGAAGCAGAAAGCGGTAATAGCGGTCTTTTTGATTTTCTCATGCGCCGACTGTACTTGTTCTTCACAAGCGGCATTACAAATAATGTTGTCGTCTAGGAATACTCTGAGGGCTCCGAAAGCCTGTGTTTTAGCACTAGTTTTGGATGGACCCGTACCTCCAAATTCTCTTCCCGTATAACGGAGCGTACAGGAATAAGTAGGTTCGTGGTCGGAGCCTGTTCGTTCGTAAGTTTCAATTGGTTTGTCGAGTTTGAGCTTAGATATAAGCTCATTGCAAGCAGAAATAGGATTAGAAGTATGGCTAAATGAAGCCATTTCACCCTCATCAACTTGCTCTCTTGTAATTCTTTTGGCAGTACTGGATTTGCGCTTTCGTAAAACACGTGAGCAATCTTGTAATTCTTTATATTCAACAATTTGCGCAGCACTTGCCGTTTCAACTTTATTTTCAAGCGTTCGCGACACTTTTAAAAACTTTGATAATTCGCAGAAATCTTCAAATAATTTCGTTTTACGGACCGCCAGCTCCGAAATTTGCTGGTACTCAAAATCATTCATAAGCATGGAACGCAAGCGTTTACGCGATTGTTGATAGTTAGTGAATGGTATAGTTCTTATATCAACACCCATCGCTGTGGCAACAACCATAGCGTCACGAAAAACTGAATCGTAAAATGCCTCGTCGTGTAAGGATGCTTCAAATAAACATATCATCAAATTGTCCCTTACTTGGTTCTTCTCAAAACTTACAAACCAATATAGCAGACCTATTATACTACTCTTCTTTAGTTTCGGGTATACAACTTGATCTTGTTCATTCCATTCCAACACACGAGAACAAAAGTTGATTTCATTGCCACTATCTTCTCCTCCCTTTGCAGGCGTACACTCCATGCCAAGTGAGGCTGCTATTTCTATAAGTTCTTGTTCTGTCATTGGTATATCTTTACTGACGATTTGTGTTTTGTCATCTCCAAGAATAGCTAATTCACTCCTGCTCATGATGTCATTGAGCATAGGCTTTATACCAATATAGTGTGGGACTTTATTCCAACATTTTATAAAGGAATAGTTAAATATGATATGTACACTAACGCAATTCAATAATGTTGTAACAAAAGTTCCGCTTTCATTGCCATTATGCACGACATACACACTGCCATTCAACAAATGAATGGCATGCGTTAATGTCAAAGCTAATGCATCGTAAATCATTGGTAATTCTTCAAGCCTTTCATTCTTTGTTAATCGTCCGGCAATATAACAAAAAGCCTCTATCAACTCAGTGATCAATAACTTGTCAAAAGCTTTGAAGTCAGTATTCAATATTTTCCCTTGTTTAGTGCTAAACCTGTGCCATATCTCAGTTGATGTTGTATATGGATTTTGACCTATAGCATAATATCCTTCACTTGATTTCGCCATAGCTCTCGAAAACCAATCACCAAACATGATCTTAAGCAATGCGTTAATGGAAGGATCTACATTGTTAAACAGTCTAACTTTGCCTTTCTCAGCTTTCTCTTTATCAATATTTTCAACTTTTGCATTGTCTTGTGATATCAGACATGGTGGTATACCATAATTTTCTAAAAGAGATCTCTGTGTCTTTAAGTGGTTTCTTATATTTTGTCCTATTTTGTTATGGGCAAATGAATATATGGGTTTTTCGTCGTGGTACGTTATTTCAAGGAATTCTTGTTTAGTCATGATTCCATAAAAATATTTAGCATATGGCCCTGCACTAGTCTTGATATCAACATTAGATAAAAATGGCTCTGTTCTACCATTCAATGCTTCAAATTCAGTCAGCATTTTAAAGGGCTTCGAATTACAATAAGTTAACTTATTATAATCCACAACCATTTCTACAGCGTGCCTAAAAATGTCTTCATCGTAATTCTTTTTCCTAGTACCATACTTCATAGCTTGTGTCCATAAAGGATCTGGTATTCCTTTTCCATTCAAAGTTATTTCGGAAAAATCTGTTACATAACGATTCGTAAATGCAGCTGGTAATTGCATATTTGGATTTTCAAGTTCTATTTCATGAGTGTAATGTTTTTCTTTCATATTATTAAAATTCTTGAACTTAGGGTTGTATCCTATAGATGTAAGAGTAGATTCTAATGGCATCATAGGATCTGGTTTTATACAATTTAGAAATTCTCTAGCATATTCATGTGGCATGGACATTTCTATGTGAATAGTTTCTTCATTCTCTCTTTTTAAAGGCACACGTACAACTGTAATTGGTGATGGAATGTCGGCATTGGGTGTTATAACTTCACAAAGCTCATCTATGAGCGGTTGAGAAATAAAGGAACCATACACTATTGCATGCGTCTTGTACGCATTATGAAACCCTATTAACTTAATTGAACCCCCCACTTTACACATAAATGGGAAACCACAATCTCCTTTCTTTATGATTTCTTCTACCATTAACCCGACTCTTCGCAATTTTAAAACTTCCATACAAGGTTTATAGTGTTCATTACTGCAAGAACCATCTATGAATTCTTGATACTCTTTATATTCCAAATTACCCGACACTATAGCTAACTGGGGTCCGCAACGCATAA